TTGTCCTTCTTTGCCCATAAGAAATTCTTTTACTACTGCCATAATAATCCCTTGTTTTTAGTTTTTAACATATTCTAATATTACATAAGCATCAGTAAAGACCACACCTGTAGTGTTATTAATTACTACCTGTGTAGCAGTAACATTTACAGCCAAATTAACATCAGGTAATGGATAATATAAAAGATTAAGAGTATCAGATGCCGCACCATATATTTTAGTAAATTTCCAATCTGCTGTAGGCACAAGACCATGGTTGATACTTGTTACACCTGCTGGCAATGCAGGAAGTACAAATGGAAATAGACCAATATTAATTATCTTTCTAAACCCAGATCTTAAGTTCTGCGGATCTGTAGAAATAGGATTAAAATAAAGTTGTGATGTTATAAATTCTTCTTCCACATAATAAGCACTTTCTTTAAGGTTTAACGCTAAAGAAATTCTATTAAGATTTAAAGATAATCTAACAATTAATTCTTTAAACTGAGGACTAGAAGGATCAATTTTTTCTAAAATACCTACTTCATAAATATCAGTAGTAGGTACAAATAATCCAATATCTATTTTTTGACTTGGTATATATGCCATTATTGAAACCTAAAGCTTGAAGGATCAGAATAAATACACATTGCGTGTAATTGAAACCCTGATTCCCTAATAAGTGGATCTAACATCTGTACTGAATTCATAGTTAATTCAAGTTGAATTACTTCTCCTTCTGCTTGGAGATAAACAGGGTGCCACAACCTTGTTGAAGTAGTTTCAAGAGGAATTAATGGATATGGGAAAGTATCTAAAGTGCCAGTTCCCAGCAAAGTACCAGTATTAATACTATCTAATAAAAGATTATCAATAGAAGTAGATACATAATAATTTACATCAAGTTGACCATTTGCAGTTCTATCTACTAAAAAATCAACTTTATTAACAAAACTATTTCTGCCATCTTTTGCATAAAAGTTATACTGCTTAGTTTTTATATTTATTTGGCTTACTCTAGATATTAATCCACCACCTTGATATATACCTGTAAAGCTAGCGTTTGGACCAATAAGAATATTGTCCTTATCTGTAACTGTAAATACTTGAAAGATTTGATCATTTAAATAATTACCAGCAGGATCCCAAACTGCATTATCAATATAAATATATTGACCTTGAGCTAAGTTATGATCTATAATTTGCAAATTAGTCTGAACACCAATTAATGTAACATTAGTAATTTGTAAAACTTTTTCATTAGTATTTACATTTGTATCGCATATAAAGGTATACCCTTGTTGATTTCCAGCTACAACCTGTTGAAATTTAGGCAAAGTTGATCCGCTATTCCAAGCTATATCAGATGACCATGTCACAGTTGTAGAGCTCCACAACACACCATTAGATGGCTGAAAATAACCAAAACAAGTAATTGAGTCATCATTAAACGACCAAGTTCCTGTAGGATAGTTATAAACAAATAATTTATTAGGAAAAGGAGGATTAGTATTAAGCGAAGCAGCAGGAAAAGTCCAATACAACATTTCACTAAAATAATCTCTAATGCCATAAACACGTTGTGGTCCAAAATTATCATTTTTAATATCAAATACTTCATTAGGTATTTTTTGATCAATACGGTCAACATTAGAGCCATTACAGGCATGCACTCCGACATTACCAACGCCAATAGCTAGCTTATCAAATGGTATTATAGAAAAAGTTGATTCAACACCTAATTCAGTATTAATTTGTTGCCATGAAAATGGATAAATTTGGTTACCTGTATAAGCCAATTCCCAAGTTGATCTTTCAAAGTAAACAATCAAACGATCTTTAATAAACTCTACAGTAATAATTGCTTCTCTTGTAGGGGCATCAATAGCATTCCCTTTTCCTGCAATGTCTTGTCTCCATGCGGTTCCATCTAAAGGATCACCTATTTGGCTATATCTTGCTCTGTTTACATAATTACTACCAGGGGCTGCACCACCTTCCCATGTATTAAGAGCAATTAGTCTATTTTTAAAAACAGTTAAAATTCTAGCTGAACGCAATGTATCACCAGCAGCATTAAAAGCTGGATTAAAACTAGTCCAAATTAAACCATCATAATAACGCATAAAATTAGGATCAAGCTGATCAAAATTAGTTACAAAAAATAATCTGTCTGAAGGATCTGCCCCGCTCCAACTTACACCCCAAAAGAAATCTGAATCATTACCAATCCATGCATCAGCTCCACCTGTTATTCTATTCCAACCAGAACTATAATTATAAGCAAACCTAGTATCAAATGCTATAGTAAATTCATCATTTATATATGAATTTTCATATGTTAAAAGCCCCATTACTGGCAAAGAAGGATACCAATAAATATCAGTTAAAGCATCAGCACCTGTAAATTGAAAATCACCTGTACCAGTATTAAAAGTAGCTACTGGTATAGGTATAGGTGTTGTTTGTTTCATAGAACCAAATGCTGAATAAACTGTAAAAATATTAGTACCAATAGAAAACATTTGACCAATAGCACCAGTTGCTGTAGGCACTGCGGTTAAAGGAATATTACCAGCACCATTAGTTGTTCCAACGTTTATTCTTAATCTGCTTTTTAACGGATCATTGTCATTTGCAAAATATCTTGAACCAAATCGTTTTCTTACTCTTCCTCTAAAAACATAAGCATTGCTTAAAGTCTCAAAAGCATTATCAGGAATTAACCATGGTTTAATATTATTTTGCTGACCAGAATTTTCATCATAAGGAGCAATAAAAAAACGATTTGTCATATTAATATCCTATTGCAAAATAATAGTAACCAGCAGTCGTTGGACCTACAAAACCATCAGACCTAAATGTTCTAATTGTAAACTGTGTTTGACTATCAATTTGAACTGCATTAAATATTTGTCTTTCTACAAATGTATGAGAATCTTGACTAATTTGTATATTTAATGCTTGTGTAGGAAATGTTATTGGAAAATTAAATGTAGTAGATATTGCAAGATTGCCATTTATGCCAGCACTAACTTTACCCCATTGAATTATTAATCCTGAAGGTAAATAAGACCAACCAGCACCATTTTGAATTGGCGCTGAATTACTTAAAATTGAAGCAGTAAAAGGCACATTTACATAACCAGTTGGTGTTGGTCCATTAGCTTTGTATACATTTAATTCATGTTTAGTTGTAGTAGCATTTAAAAAACTAAATAGTCCTAAATCACCAACATCAACAAAACCAGGGGCAGGACTTTGTACTGGAAAAGTTATTTTATTATGTTTTCCTGCTCCAGTAACATTAAATTCAACATGATCAAAAGCAAAACCAGTATTAATAAAAATAAAATTATTTTTAATATCTAGTTGTGTTTGAGCAAGCGTTTGATTTGGTTGAGGTATATTTATATTTAAAGCCATGATTTATTTTCCTTATTTAGTACGGCCATCCGCCAGATCCAAAAAAACCAAACCCATACGATTTACCTTGAGTATAAATAGTAACTGTTCTTTCATTAGCCTGTAACGTTAATGTAGAACGTAAACATAATCTTTCTTGCAGTTTAAGCTCAGGCATAATCATTTGAACAGAATCAAGGTCCATTCTATCTTCAAATATTTTTTTACTTGCTCCATAAGCAATATATTGCCACCACTGTTCTAAATCAGGACTTTCATTAGCTAACAATAGCTCTGTTGGTCTAACATCTACTTCTATTTGAACAGGATAGGCTTTATCAGGCACAGGTCTTATGGTAAATTTTGTATCATAAAACAACATTGCAACTGGTTTGCCAGGTTGATAAGCAATATTTTCAATAACAATAGGTTCTTGATTACGAACAGCTACAGGAAATGTAACCGTAAACGCACCTGTAAGATAATTAATATTTCCATAAGGTCCTGGAGCAAGACCAGTTTGAGGTTGATTAGGTAAACTTAAAAGCCCTAATACATTAGAAATAGGATTATCAATTAAGACCATTGATACACCAGAAATATCTATGGCTGTAACAATAACATTATTTTGAATCATTGGTCTAGCTGTTGCTGTTCCAGTAAAAGTAACTTGAACACCATCACCAACAAGATTAGTATTAGTTATTGCATTTGTTTGAGGATAATACCCATAGAAAACATTTCTCCATTGAGTATAAAAAGCAGGTATACCAGCTATATACACAGGGGGATGTACACAAACGTATTTATTTTTAAAATTATATAAAGCATTAGTAACTACTGTATTTTCTGTTTCATAAGTATCAACTCCTGGTTGTGTGTACCAGGTTAAAGTTGTTCTTAATGTTGCTAATCGAATTTGCTCAGGAAAATCATATAAGATAAAAGTATTAACATACTCATCTATTTGATTGTCTGTTATCTGAGCAGTATTAGGACTCCTTGTTAGTCTTCTAACCTTTGTCCTTATAGCACTTAATGTTGAATCTGCCATATTTTCTCCTGTACACGACATTTGTTTTTTAATTTAACAAATGCCGTGTTTAGGGCAATCAATAAGGAAGAACGTTTTGAGTGGCTTGACTCAAAAGATTATTTATTTCACCTACTGGTACAACTGTCGCAGGCGTTGACGCATATGGCGAAAAAGGCTGAACAGTTGAAACTGGTGGCAAAACAAATGCATTTAAATTTGTAGTATCTAAAGGACATGAAAAAGATGTAGCATTTATTACTTCAATAACATAAGTGTTGTCATTACTTATTTCCATTTGACAACTTTTTGGAACATAAAGCCTAACAATTAATCCAGTTGAATAATCATGGCTCGCAGGATTAATTCCATCCAACGTAGTAACAACCACACAAGGAAAACCTTGTGAAATAGACAAAACATTTCTCATAGCCCTTTGAAAAGTAGGAAACTCAACTGCATAATAGTTAGCCATATCTTCCTTTTTACATTTGAGTAACTTCAATTAAATTTGTAGGTGTAAAATCTTCGTCTTCTGCCATATATTCTAAACTCATAAAAGCATATCTATGAATCTTTTTGGCTACTTTCATTCCAGCTGTTTGGTTATTAGAATTTAGTCTACCATCAGCAAAACCGCCTCTGATACCTTGTTGACCAAATTCACCAGACAAATGAGAATATTCTTTATAGAAACAATTATTATTTAAATGCCTAGCTACACCTCTAGGTAGGCTATATCTTTCGCCATCCCATAATTCATACATAATGTATTGATCACCAGGATAAGCTTTATAACCAAAAGTTACAGATCCTTTGCCGCCATCTCTGGCAGGATTCTCTAAGTTTTTAAAAATACCTGTAACGGTTTCTTTATCTCTATCACGTAATTTTAAGATTTCTTTAGCAAGCTGCTCCTTAGTCATCTTTTTAAAATTTTCTTGTGATTTCTGAATCATTGGCTTTCCAGCCATTTCTATTTTACTCATATTACTCCTTAAAAAGGGAGGATTTTACCCTCCCCATTATTTAGTTGCTTATGCTAAATGAATTTCCAGATGTCCAATAAATAACATCGTTATTGGCACCAGCAGGTGAGTTTGCACCACCTACTAATGTAACACCAATAAAACCAGTATTTAAAGTAGCATCACTTAAAATATCAGAACCACTAGATAAGCCTTCAGCTGTATTCATACCAACAGGCACAACTTGAGCTTGTGTGAATCCCGCTGCTGCTTGTGCAGTAGTAGGGAAAGCAAAAGCTGTAAAACCTGCACCCGATGTATCAATATCTACAGTAATAGTATTGGTAGCACCACTAGTTACAGCTACGATTGTACCTTGTAAGCCATTTATTTCTGTCATACCATATGAAGCGGCAGAACCACCTACAGAAGGAACAACAAAAGAAACAACTTGCCCTACTTTATAACCATGAGTAACAGTCATTGTAACTACAGCTTGAACATCTTTTGTAATATTTACTATATAACGATTACGTGGATAAAACACAGGATCATAAGGTATTCTTCTAAATTGACCAGCTAGGACTGTAGGAACTATTACACTCATGTATTTTAAATCAAAATGTGTAGCATCTCCTACAGCACCGACTGTAAAATCAATGCTATTTAATTGAATAGCACCTAAGGAATTATAAAGACGTACAATGTCGCCTTCTTTTATACTAGCAGTACTTGTACAAGTAACATTAGGTGGATTAGCACCATCTATTGCAGATGTAGCTATAATAGGACCTGGAGCATTTAAAGAAGTATCAATTAAATAAAAACCAGTTCCAACTGCTAAAGTTCCTACAGTTGTTGGATCAAGGGCTTGTGCTCCAAGTTTTGAATAAACAATACCAGTGCCTTGTGCCATGCCTCTTTGGAAGTAATATTCAAAACCTAAATCAGCAGCATTTTGTGTTGCAGCTGTGTAGTTATAAACCTTAATCCAATCAACATCACTTCGAATATTTAATGTTTTAGAAGCACCTGTAGAGGTAAACTTCCCTTGGTTTGTACCAGAAAATATAACACTCATATTAAACTCCTTTTATCTTAATGTTGAACGCATATTTGTAATCCAAAGATCGTTTAGAATCCTAGGCACTTCAGCAAATACATAACCAATAGTTACGTTTTGGAAAAGTGGATCTGAGAAGACTGGTGGACGATATAAGAATCTTGCAGAATAATTATCTTGTTCAACGCATGCTAGTGCTTCCATACCTTGGATAAATGTATTGTATACACTGTTTCCTAGAGCAGACGCATTAGCAGAAACTGATCCTACTGAAGACAGCATAAAACGAACGTTGTTTACTGAACCCCATTCAGATCTTACTACTTCATTTTGGTTAGGATAATTCCATTTGGAAACAAAACCGTTTACGTTATTTAAATCTTTTGCTAATGCAACATGACCTAAAGCTAGATAAGCATCACGTACAGGGCCTGTCGTTCCTGTTCTGTTACTTTTTTGACCTATTTCTAGGCGGATAAACTTCTTCGAGTTCGTCTCTTTATGTTTCCATAAAGTCCAGACTATATCTTCAAAATATTAATATTTTGTTTAGCGTGTAGTCGTTGAGGATTTTTGATATTAAAATAAATATCAAATCTTTCCTGCTGATTACCCATTGT